TAGAACGTAATCAACAAGCAGAGAATCAAGACGAAGCTAACACTACGAAGGTACGTGTACTTAAATCAAGATACACAGGTGATACTGGACTAGCCTGTAGCTTACGTTATAACAACGAAACTGGTAGACTATTTGAGTTATCAGAGGAGGAAACATTTGACAACACAGACTTCTAAAATTATATTTGATATAGAATGTAATGGTCTCAAACCAACAAAGCTACATTGTATTGTAGCAAAAGAAGTTGGTGGTGAGGTACATTCTTTTACACCTGATAAACTTGAAGAAGGTTTAGAGTTTCTTAGTAATGCCGATACATTAATTGGACACAACATCTTACGCTTTGATCTAGATGTTATTAAGAAACTAACTGGTGTAGATTTATATCACAAGAACATTGAAGATACTCTTGTTATGTCTAGGTTGTTTAGACCTATCCGAGAAAACGGACATAGTTTAAAGACGTGGGGTTATCGTGTTAACTTTGCTAAACAAGAACAACCTATAGACTTTGAAGAGTATACACCACAGATGCTAGAGTATTGTATTAATGATGTTAAACTAAATGAATTAGTTTACTATAGATTACTTCAAGAACAAGCAGGGTTTAGTCAACAATCAATTGATCTTGAACATAGAGTTGCTCGGATAATGTCTGACCAAGAAAACAACGGATTCAAATTTAATGAACGACAGGCTACTACTTTACTAGCTGAACTTAAAACTAAGATGAATGAAATAGTCGAGGAAGTACAACGAACATTCAAACCTAGAATGGTTGATGTAAAATTAGTTGTACCTAAGTTTAAGAAAGATGGTGAGTTATCTAAGTCAGGATTACGACCTGAAGAATATGATAACTGTATGTCTACAAAAAACTATAAACCATTTATGCGACAAGAACTTAAAGAGTTTAACTTAGGTAGTCGTAAACAAATTGGTGAGTATCTTGTTGAAGTAGGTTGGAAACCTAAACGTTTTACACCTACAGGTCAGCCTATTGTAGACGAGGGTACACTTAAAAAGATTACTCACATACATGAAGCTAAATTAATTGCAGACTTCTTGTTGTATCAAAAGCGTATAGCTCAGATACAATCATGGTTGGATGCCCTAGAAGATGATGGTAGAGTACATGGTTCAGTCATTCCTAACGGAACTATTACTGGTCGTATGTCCCACAATCATCCTAACATGGCTCAGATACCAGCAGTATACAGTCCCTTTGGTAAAGAGTGTAGAGCTTGTTGGACTGTAGACGAAGGTAATGTTCTGCTTGGGGTTGATGCTTCAGGATTAGAACTTAGAATGTTAGCACACTATATGAACGATAAGGAGTATATACATGAAGTGGTCAACGGAGACATACACACAACTAATCAAAAACTTGCAGGACTTGAATCAAGAGATACAGCAAAGACTTTCATCTATGCCCTCGTATACGGAGCAGGAGATGAAAAGATTGGAAGTGTGGTTGGAGGATCAAGAAAGCAGGGTAAAGAACTTAAAGAACGCTTTCTCGATAATCTCCCCACATTTAAAACTCTTAAGGAAAAAGTACAAGGAGCTGCAAAACGAGGATTCCTCAAAGGAATAGATGGTCGTAAGATTTATATACGACATGAACATGCTGCACTAAACAGTTTACTACAGGGTGGTGGTGCTATTGTAATGAAGAAAGGATTAGAAATACTGGAGAGTAAATTAAAACTTAGGAGTCTTGACTTTAAATTTGTTGCCAACATACATGATGAGTGGCAGATAGAAGTTAAAGATACAGAAGCTAATAACATAGGAGACTTAGCAGTAGCTAGTCTTCGAGAAGCCGGAGAACATTTTAATATGAGATGTCCTCTTGATGGTGAATATAAAATAGGAGGAGACTGGAGTGAAACTCATTAAAGATAAAAGTAGAAAAGGAGACTTGGCTGAATACTATGCTGTAACTTGGTTATGGGATAATGGTTATGAAGTATTTAAAAACACAGGTTGTTCAGGTCCAATAGATTTAATTAGTATGAAAGATGGAGAAATGACTCTTGTAGATGTTAAAACTATGTCGATAAATTATGAGTCAACAAATGAAAACGAGATAAAATATAGGAATAAAAGAGTTAGGACTAAAGCACAAGAAAAATTAGGTGTAAGATTATTATCATTTAATCCTAAAACTAGAAAATTAAAATGGATTAATCATGAAAAATAAAAAAGAACTTGACAACTTAGTAACGGACAACTATAATAAATTTAAGTCTGAATCAGGACACTGGTATACCCAAGAAGGTGAGCCTATGTATACTATCATAGGTGCTAATGGTAAAGAAAGAAACACTACTCTTAGAGATGCTAAGTCTTTAGGATTAGTTCCTTCTGTTACAACTATCATGGGTATTATAGCCAAGCCATCTTTAGAGACTTGGAAACAAAAACAATTACTTAATTCTTTTCTAACCTTAGAACAAGGAGAGGACGAAACAATTGAGTCTTTTTACTACAGATGTCAAACAGATTCTAGACAAGTAGGTATCCAAGCTGCTCAACAAGGAACAAAGATACATGGTATGATTGAGAAAGGATTTTTAGGTAAAGCTAAAACTAAACCTTACAAAGTAATCAAGAAATACTTAGATGAAACTTTTCCTAATGAAGAGTGGATAGCAGAAGATTCTTTCTGTGCTGATGCAGGTTATGGTGGTAAGATAGACTTGTATTCTAAGTCAGGAATATTTATAGACTTTAAAACAAAAGATAACTTAAAAGGTAAAGACCCAGCTAAGTTAGTGTTTGACGAACATGGAATGCAGTTGTCTGCTTACGCACAAGGTTGTGGTTATGATGATGTTGAAAGAGTATCTATTTTTGTAGACAGAAAAGATACAGGCTTGGTTCTCCCTTTTGTTTGGGACAGAGAATCACAAAGCAAACACTTAGGAATGTTTAATGCTATGTTAACTTACTGGAAGTTAGTCAAGAACTATGACTCATCTATTTTATAATGGTAGGATTTAGAAAACCTCGTAAACCTAGACCTAAAAAAACAGGTGTTCCTAAAGGCTACGATAGTTTATGGGAAGTTAAATTACATGAGACAATTCTTAAAGATTGGAAACATCATTGGGAACTGTTTGATTACATTGTTAAACATAAATATGAACCAGACTTTGTTAAAGTAATTGATGGTAAAACTATTTTACTTGAAGCTAAAGGTAGGTTTTGGGACTACCCTGAGTATAGTAAGTACATACATATAAGAACAGCACTACCAAAAGATACTGAGTTAGTGTTTTTATTTCAAAAACCTTATGCACCTATGCCGGGAGCTAAGATGAGAAAGGACAGAACAAAACGAACCCATGCTGAATGGGCTGAAAAAAACAATTTTAGATGGTATAGTGAAGACACACTACCTATGGAATGGAGTAACTATGGATTATAAATTTAATGAACGCAGACATATAGTTGAACTAAAAGAATATATTGATGGTACATATGGGGAGCACTATGCTTCAGACAAGTATCAAGCTACGGATGTAATCATTGACTCGGGTCATGGTGAAGGTTTTTGTATGGGTAACATTATGAAGTATGCAAAAAGGTACGGAAATAAAGCAGGAAAGAACAGAAAAGACTTGCTTAAGATATTACATTATGCTATAATAATGCTTCACATTCATGATAAGGAGTCAAAGAATGGTTGACGATAAAGTAGGTATAAAAGAATACCTTGGTATAAAAATTAATTACAGTAATGAAAAACTATTAGATAAGTTTAGTCTTGATACAATAAAAGACAGATACTTATGGGAGAATGAAACACATGCACAAGAAGCCTTCGCAAGAGCATCAGTCTTTGCAGCTACATATAAAAGTCACACAGATTTTGAATTGGCTCAAAGGCTTTATCACTACAGTTCCAATTGCTGGTTCATGTTTAGCACTCCTATACTTAGTAACGGGGGAACAAGTCGTGGGCTTCCTATCAGTTGTTTTCTTAATTATGTACCTGATAGCAGGAATGGTTTATCAGATCACTATGATGAAAATATATGGTTGGCGTCTTCGGGTGGAGGTATTGGTGGATATTGGGGTGACGTTAGGAGTAACGGGATATCTACTACTCATGGCAGTCGTTCTACTGGTTCAATTCCTTTCATACATGTAGTCGATTCACAGATGTTAGCCTTCAATCAAGGCACTACAAGACGTGGAAGCTATGCAGCTTACATGGATATATCTCACCCTGAGATTGAAGAGTTCATTAACATGCGTAAAGAATCAGGTGGTGAT